TTTTCTGCCCCCGAAGCTTGATGAGGATCAGCTTTAGCGATCTCCAATATCCCCCCTAAACCCCTATTTTTCCCTACATTAAGAAATACTTTACCTGAAGTTTCGTTATTAGCAATTGTTTTTACTGAATCATCGAAACCGTTAGCTTCAACAGTTGTAATATTATCAGCTGATATTCGTAAACTATCTATTTGTGAAGTATTATTTATAATATCTTTAATACTAATATATTGATAATTTCCATAATTTTCAGTGGCAGCTCTTTCTTTAACTGTTAATGTTGCATCATCAACCGGAGCATAAATTGTCTCATCACTAGCTACTCCATCTGATAAAACATCTTCATTACTTGTTCTACCAGTAAATGTTAACGTTGGTTGAGAAAAAGTATAATTTATAGTATCAATTTCCACACCATTTACAAAAACCCTTATATCCGATTTTGTTAAATCAGTTAATGTTGGAAAATATACGTCTGTTAAAGTAAATACTACAGTGTCTCCATCAGGATTTAAACTCCATTTACTTTGACTTTGACTATAATATGCTTCTTGTGTTCTTGTTCCTAATAATCCCATTTATCTATGCTTTTTCTTGTTGAATATCTTTGGTTTCTTCTGTTACAGCCACTTGATATACAGTTGGATCTTTTACTAATACTCCAGCAAGTGCTAATATTTTTATAACTAAATTCTTTTCTTCAGATGGATGTAATTCAAAATCTGTAGTATTATTAGCGTTATATAATGGATGATTATTTACATTAGTATAAGCCCATTCAACAGTTGCAGGTTTTGCAACATAATCTACCGTTACATTAGTAAGTCCAGATATTGGGTACATTTGAATAGCTGTTGCAGATGTTTGTACGTATACTGGTCTTGCAACACTCGGTGCTGTTAGTGGTGTTTGATTAATTAATCTAATTTTTTTATTACTAACACGTTCTACTTCAATATAATCTGTGCCATTATTATAAAACAATGAACCTAATCTATATAATGATGGTAGTGTAAGTGCGCCACTTGAAACACTAGGTGAACTTGATCGTTCAAACACAGCAATTTTTTCATTCAATATATTTAACATATCTGAATATTCTGTATTATTACCCGGAATTCTACCAAATTGATTTGTATCATAGAAATATTGTTCAAATATTTCCATTTGAGCTTGATTAGCTAATAGGTTAAATTCTTGAGGTGTTAGATAACCTCTTTGTTCTTTATTAAGAATACCTAATACACGTTGATAAACTGTATCTGCTATAATTGCCATAATTTCTTTTTATTTATAATAATATAGTCACCCATTATAGAGTGACTACACTACTATAAAGATGATTATAATTGTTTTTCTAAACTTTTGTAAATTTCTAAACCTTCATCAGTTTTAAAGAACGCAGCTAATGCTGAGTATGGATGTTCATCAAATGGAATAGTCATAACTTTTCTACCCGTGTCTTTCCATGTAAATGCTCTTTGATCGTCTGAAAGTGTTAAAATTCCAGCTTCTACCGCTTTGATACCAAAGTTTCTAAGCTGCACATTATCATCACTTGCTAAATTAAGAAATAGTGTTGGATTATGTTTAGCAAATACTAAAATATCCCTTTTTATTTCTTTAGATGCCATGCTTGTAACTTTACTACCTTGTTCAACTCTAAGGATAGCTTCTGCTGCATCAACTTCTAAATTTTTCGCTATATTTAGCGCATCTATTTCCATATTTAATATCTCCAAATCATTAGTTGCATCTTGAACTTGATCGCGTTCAAAAAACAATTTATTATTATCTGGATGTATTGATAACAAACGTTGTAACGTTGGTTTTTCTTTTGGAACGAATAACATTCCATTTTCAAATACAATGTGACCTAATCTTGATTCACCTTTGAATTCATCAACAAATGGTGTTCTTTGATTAAGTGTGTATTTAACTTCCCTTTCATATCCTTTTTCTTCATCAAAGAAATAAATTCCTCTTGATCTAATAGTATATGTTAAAGGAGATAAATCGTCTCGTAAATAATACGAACGATCTTTCATTTCCCAAGAATCCTTTTTTGGTTCTTGTTTTTTAACAGTTGTTTTTTCTTCAACTGCTACAGAAGTTTCTTCTAAAGAAACTACTTCTTTCTTCTTTTTTGCCATAATATAATATAATTAAATAAGTTAAAAAAATAAAGGGCTAGGTGCCGAAGCACCTAACGCTTTATAAATAATGTATTAGTTAAGAATCATGAAGTTATTAGCTCCTTGAACAACTAAACATCTTTCTGATAAATAGTGTACCTCCATTGCATCAAGATCCGAAGTGATGTTTCCACCAACTGAACCAGTGATCCAAGTTTTTAGTTTTCTATTATCAACACTAGAAGCCCTATATCTTACGTGTAAGAAAGGTCTTTTAATGTTTCTACCCATACTTTGGTCATAAACAGTTGAGACACCAGCCGGTATAAGTACCGCTCTAACGTCATTAAATGCGTCTTGACCTCTTAAAGTAGCATCATTTAAATATTTCCAGTCAGATTTGTAGAAGTCATAAGAACCTCTTCTGAAACCAGAAAAACCTAAATTAAGTGCCATATCTTCAGAGTTATTAAATACTCCATAAGATGTACCACCTGCGCCATAAGAATTCTGTGAAGCAAGCATGTCATCAATTGCTAAAGATACTGATCTATTAGCATATAACATGTTTTCTTCAATTGCTCCTTGTGCATCGAACTTTTTAAGGATTTCATCGAAAGAACCTAAATCATCAGAAGCGCTAGTTCCAGCGATACCCGCCGTAACATGTCCTCTTGATGTGATTGCTTCGAATAAACCTTCAGTACCAACACTGTCGCCAGCTGTACCTATAGTTTGATCAATAATAGAACCACCTGAGTTATCAGCTTTCTGACCCTCTATACATACCATTTCTAAGTTATCAGCGAATCTAGCCTTTGTATCACCTTCGGCTTTTAAATACCATAGGTAACCATTTTGACCTTCTTCACCAGATACTTCGATCCAGCCAATAGATGATGTATCAGAACCACTAACTTCAAATTTATCTTTAATGATAATTGGTTTGTTAGTGTATGATTTGAATTCCGGATTTACTGCGTCACTCATTCCACTGTCACCTTTTTTGAATTCAGAACCGTATACAAATACTTTAATAGCTGTACTAGAACTATTAAATCCTGAAACATTAGC